CCACCCACCGCCATCGTGATAAGACCGACGTGGCAAGGTCTTGATTTCTCACGGGAAATCCTGTCTGCGTGGGAAATATGATCTTGTCCGGCCATGTTAGTCTCCTTAATCCCAAATATTTACACTAAAATTTAAAATTTCGATAGTCCTGTTAGGTATATGTCAAGGAAACAATTGACCCTGTTCCCGTCACAATTGTAAGCCCCGTCGCAAATGGTATCTGTATTTGGTATATACCAATCCCCAAAGAAGACGGGATAGCGTAAATCCTGTTACCCGTCAGTGAACCGGAATTATTGGTATCGTAAATGTAACCAGTCGTAGAACCGACGGCTATGACAGAAATCGTTGCCAACCAGCCAGATGAGGGCTTAATTACCTTGGTAGTAGCCGCCGCAATTTCTTTAGTATTGGTATTGCCGTAGTATCCCGTTCGCAAACCGTCATAGTTTGCGATTGAGTTAAGGGCTACAACACCATTCTTTTGGGCGGATAACAGGTCGTCTAAGGATGCGATGGAAACCTCCTACTCAATATTTTCCGTCTGCACTTGCGCGGTAGCGTATGCCGCCAAGCCGCCAGAATGTGCCTACGTCATTAGATGATACATTAATTGCTATTAAACGCGCCCGAATACGGGTGGAAATATATTCAGTTTGTTGCGTCATAGGATACGGCCCGTAAACAATTGGGGTATCCCCCGGATAATTAGTCCCATAAAATGTCATTTGAACGGTTGCATTTGGGTTACCGCTATACGTTCCCCATTTCATGTCTGGCCAAACTTGGTCAACAAACATGATGTTGTCCGCATCAGCTATTTCAAAATAACCCGTTTGGAATGAAGAGTTCATCGCGACCGCCTGAGTGCCGGATGCAGCATCGTTTCCTATTTCATGCTGGTATAAATAATTATCAGTCCCAGCACCAATGGGAGGCCCAAGCACAGATTGATCAATCCAAGCAGTACGGCCAAGAGAACCGTAGTCCCATTGGTTGATTGACATGTTAAATTTGACATAAGAATCATTTTCCCCGTTCGTGCTATTAACGGATGGGTAATACCAAGTTATTTCATTAAATTGGCTATTAACCGCGCAACGAATATGTTGGGTGTACGGTACGCCATTAGCATCGCTTCCCGTATTAAGGTTTTGAAAAAGAACGTCCCAAACAGGGCAAGGCATTGGTTGGGGACCTTGGCCAGCATTCATAAAGAACTGCTTTTGAGACATCCAATAGATAGTGTTGTTTAATTGACCAACACACTTGCGGGAAATAGCGCCGCAATTTGCACCGATCTTGTTAAACCCATAAACCAGAGGCGCACCAATATACTGCATGGACCATAAGTCCAAATCAGTCCAAATTAGACCTTGTTGTGCCGCCTGAACGCAAGTTACAATTTTGGAACCCGTAGGTATGCGGAAAGAACCTGCTTGGTTTTGAGCGGTTCCTATCCACGTCGTAAAATCGGAAACATCAGACCAGCGAATCAAAAGAGGGTCTTGTTGAAGCGTAAATGAACTACCCCACGCAACAACTTGACGCTGTGGCATAGCGATAAATATTCCATCATTGACCAGCGGAACTTGCGAACCAAGCAATTGCGCGTTCAAAAACGAACCATTAGGCTGCCAATAATAAATAGCGCCGCCAGCAGGGCAAGCAACCAAATCCTGACCGAAATTGTCCAAAGACCAATCTTCAGCCGTAATTGGCGACCCCGGTAAAGAAGAAGAGAACGAAACGCCTACACCAAATCCACCAAATCCATAACTTCCCGTACCTGTTATTGATGTAGATGATACGGTTTGGCTGATGCTTACCGTATAAGTTCCAGCGCCGCCTCTGCCCGTTCCGTAAGCGGTGACAACCGTGTTAGACGCAATACCTGATCCCGTAATTGTCATTCCAACAGATAATGGAACACCTGAGGCGAATGATGCGACCGTTAAAAGTGTTCCAGAAATAGAGCCATTTACAAAAGACTGGCTAACAACACCAAACCCAGAACCTTGGATTTGAGGGTTTCCCGTAACATAATAATTAATGTTTACGTTTCCCGCATTAATTGAAACGGGGCCAGCTGTAGATGTTGCTGTGGTTCCAGAATTAAACGTGAAGTTATTTGCATCAGTAACGGATAAAACCGTATAAAGTCCAAATAAATTTATTCCACCTACGCTGGTTGAAACGCCAATATAAAACGATGTTCCAATGCTATATCCATGATTAGGAAAATTGCATGAGACAACTTGAGATCCAGATCCGGATGTAAACGCATAAACATACCCGCCATTTGATACGCTGGATGTAGCGGCAGAACCTGCTGTTATCGTATATGATGAACTGGATACAAAAGTTGTATTATATGGACCTGTTAAGACAATTCCCCCGACAGACACAGGGGTAACAAATTCCACATAATCTAAATTAGACGTAGTGATGTTAGAGTCACTAACGGTTACTGTGGAAGAACCTGCGGAAGTTGTATAATTTGGCGCTGGATTATCCGTGTAAATATACGGCGTAATATTGGATAAGCTGCCATTGGTTAAAACATCCAATTCGTTTGTCGCGCCAATTGCAAGATGGTTTACCGCATCTAAATCCGCAAACCCTTTTAAGGCCCTTACGGTAGATTGAATTGGGGAGTTATAATATGCAACCCAACCGCCCAGTTTTTGGGGCAAGCCAAAATTATTGCGGTCTGGAAGAAACCGAATCAAATTGGTCTGTGATAACGCCGCTTCATTTAGAACTGGCGTTACAATTAAATCCGTTCCCGGAATCAGTTTGAGCGTACTACGTGCCATAGGTTACCCCCTTGGCGGTGTAGCAATAGGTGAAGGCGATTGCGATCCCCAAGCTGAGGATTGAAATTTTTTCCTATACTCCTCTACCATCGCACCTTTAAGGAGCGTCTGATACTGCTGCTCCCAATTCACAGGCATTTGTTGGTCAGCGCCCGTTGATGAAAAATTGCGTTGATAACCGCCAATGTAAATCATAGATGCCGCAATTAACATATCCGGCAAATAAGTTGAGATAAAATTGGCATTGTTTCCGTTGGCCGCATAACCAATGGATGTTGGGTTTCCATAAAGGCCGCCCAACGTAATTTGGATAACGGTTGAGTTAACTACTGAAACTGCATACGAACCATTGTACGATAAAGAGCTGAAGTTGCCCAAATAAACGGTATTTCCTGTCGTTAACCCATGAGCGGAAGAAAACGTAATCGTTGCTTGTGTATTGATTGTGTTTACAGAAGCAATGCTTGGCAGTCCACCCAACGGGTTAGAATGCACTGTTCCCGTTAAAGTTAATGAATAAGATGCGTTAGGATACGGCCCAAGGAGAATGTACTGGCTTGTATTTCCAGTCGTGGCCGAATCACCGCCATATACAGCAAAGACACTTGGAACTCCCGAACTGGCAACACTATTATATACAGATTGGATATATTCCTTCGCCACAGGGGTCAATGGATAGTTTACGCCATTGTTATTTACCTGAATCGTCTGCAACGTAATGAACGCTGCCGTAGGTATAGTGACCAGATTGTTGCCGGAGGTGGTGGTGTACGATGTTGAGTCGTACACCTGTGTTGACAGGAAATCTATGTCCCGTTGCATACGCAATTGGGCATAATTAATTGCCTGAGGTAAAATGATCAAAAAGTTAGGATCAGTCGTGGGGACAACTGCCAGAGTAGAAATCTGAGACAAATAATCCGTATAGTTCACGACTGCCTACTTTCATTACTGAGCGGGCGTATCCACAGGAGCGGGAGAAGATGATGCGGTTTCAGCCGCATTAATCTGAGGCTGTGCTTGGGTTTTAATATTTTCGTACACCGCAATGCCCGCCTCAAGAGGTAGCTTTCCAAGACCAGCAAGTACGACATTAATTTCAGAAACCGTTAAGCTAAGGTTCAATTTCAAATTTTCCATTTTTATCTCCTATATAATTGTCCAAGTAGACGGTGAATTAACAACTATTGTAACTCCAGCATCAATCGTAATAGGCCCCGCCGTCATGGCGTTTTGATTTGATGGTATTGTATAATTAGCGGTAACTTCTTGATTGTTCAAATAAAATATTCCGTTTGCCGCCCCGGCGGTAGATGTTAGCCCGTCGTTGGCGTAAAATATATTTGTTCCATCAGAATATACGGTTACGTTAAAACCTTGATTGATTATAACGGCGTTTCCGCCGCCAGCCGATGCTGCTGTAATATAATACGCGCCAATGGTCTGATTGGAAACAATCCAAAATCCGCCCTCTGATGGGAATGTTATTGTAATGTTGGTAGAAATAGTACCCGTAAGCAAAATACGCATATTTTGGCATTGGGTAGATGTAAGGGTAACATTTGTATTCGTCAAAGCAACTGAGGCGGTGGAGCCTAAGGCCGCATCCAAAATATCAGCATTCGCGTTTAGTGGGATATCCCACGTTGGCGATGTCTGATTATATGTTGGTTTGTTTAACTGCTTGTTACTGGTGGTAGCCATTATTTATCCACCTTCTGTTCAAGTCTATCAAATATCTTTGTCAGCATGGCCTCAATCCGGTTTAAGTGGGACGTAAGATCGTCTTTGCTGACGTATTTTGTTGGCAGATCAACCCGTATGTCATTGATCATTTGGCGGTCACGTTTTTGCTCATTGACGATTTGGGCATAGAAATACCCGACCGCAGCAAAACCCGCCGTAATGATAATGTTAACAATTTGCTGCCAATCAAGATTCATCATGCACTCCAAGGCGGCGGTAGGTTAACGCTTGTAGGCGTGATCTGTTGCTGAATCTGTGCGTCGATGTTGGCTTCCAAAGCAGCAACTTGCTCTGCACCAAGAGAAGCCGTTGTCCAACCTTGCACCTGCGCTTCAGTAAGCTGTGCATATGGAGTGAATGGTTCACCTGCCGTGTAGGTTACGCCGACCGTACCATAGACAGAGCCATTATATGTTCCATCTGTACCATTAAGGGTCCAGTGGACAGTGAACACTACATCCGTCTGGCCTTCAGACTGGGGGTAGCAGTCCATTGCAGTGATATTCCAAGTGTATGTAATAGACATTTTAATGATCCTTATAGATGATAAGGTTAACGATATTGTTCAAAATTAATAATGACGGGCATAATCACCATGGTACTTTTCCCGCGCTTGAATGGCAATTTGATTAGCTAAATTAAGGTCTACGGTTTCAGCAATATATTTTTGTTTACCATTAACCATGAGCTTAACTAACCATTTGTTTCGTGGTTTGTTCCAAATAACATTTTTGTATCCTGAACTATTTTTAATTTTTTTGGCATTTGTTGCGTTTTGACTTGCATTAACTTCCCGCAAATTATCCAAAGAATTGTTCAAACGGTTTCCATCAATATGGTCAAGAGTTTCAGGTTCTTTACCAGTAGCCATTTTGTATATAATGCGATGTCCGGCGTATAATTTACCTTCAATTCTAATTTGCAAGTAACCATTGCTGCTTATTGTGCCAACTTTGTCGCCAATTTTGGTATTTTTACTTACGGATTTTTTACGAAACAATGTTCCATTTTTAAGTTCAAATAACTCATTAAGCAATTCAATTGAGGGTAAAATATTTCTTTTCATCATGGGTGTGAACTCTTATATGCGTCAAATTCTGCTTTAAGTTCTTGGATGGCTTTTGTAAGAATGGCAATCATGTTACCTTCCGCAATACCAAGAAATTTCTCTTTGGTTTCATCAAGAAGCGTAACTTCGCTTTCTTTAATTATGCTGTTGACATAAGCCTGACCGGACAATGCAGTTTGCACTTCTTGGGCCAAAAATCCAACCGTTGTGTTTTGTGTATCAAAATCGTGAACCGGATGCTGTTTCCAATTAAATGAAACCGGATTTAATTTGCTTACAAGGTCTAACGCGCCAGTAAGCGGCGTGACATTAGTTTTGTAATTGGCATCAGACGTTGCAATGGTTGACGATGTAGCAAATATTTGGCTATTTACTTGAAGTTTGTATGAACCGTTTGATGACGTATACCCCACCAGCAGATTGCCGGAGGAGTCTATACGCATACGTTCGTTAACGCCGCCTGTATTAAATCTAATTCCAGCAGTAGCCTCTCCACCAGTTATATTTAGAAAATTTGATGATACGCCAAAACCATAATATGGTGTTCCGCTGGCTGCATAAAGTGATAGGTTATTGATTGCCTGAGAAAGCGTTGATGGAGTTCCGCTGTAAAAGTTACTGCCAAGATCAAGGCGTGCCGCTGGCGAAGTCGTCCCAATACCTACGTTGCCGCCAGTTGGATTGATTGCTAAATTAGTACCCGACCCACCGGAAATTGCGTCTATTACTCCGGTCCAAGTACTACTTAAAAGAGCGTATCCCGCTTTTAAATAATAATTTGTAGTTTGTGAGCTTTCACCAATCATAAGTTGATTGGCTCCAGCCACAGTAGTTACCTGAGATGATGGAATAATAGTTAATTTTCCATAAGATGAAGGCGAAGTCGTCCCAATACCCACATTCTGAGACGCATCTATATACAGCGCATTAGTACCCGCCGTAGACAAGCCTAATGTCGTACTGGATGGGAAATATAAGCCAGTATTAGAAGATGATGTATTGCTTTCAGCAGGAGAAGATGCCGACCCAAGGACGTT